AGGATAACGGCTTTAATCGCTTCAGGTTGCATGGATACCAGAAGCATGGGGATGATACCAAAGACGTTCCAGAGGGCAGCCTACACACCCATACGATTGCCTATGAGCTTGATATGCTGATCTCCAAGGCAATCATGTTCGACAGCTACGTAGAGACTCAGAAGATGATTCAGGGGACCAGTGATGGGGGCTAAACCTGCATTTAAAGTAACTATTACGAAGGAAGACGATTTATACAGAGCATGGGTAGAGGATCAGCCTCATATCCATGCTTTAAGTTATAACTTTGATATAGTTAAATTAAATATTAAAGAGTGTATAGAAGTTTGGACCGATACACAAAATCCGAAAATTATCTTTAATATAAAATAATAATTAAAATTATGTCTTTGGGAGGGTAAATAGAATAGAGGAAATCCCGAATGAAAGATATAATTTTAGCTAGATTAGCTGCTTTGCTGGAAGAAAAGATAGATCCAAAGCTCAGAGCAGAGAGATTAAAGCGTAAGTCTAAGGCTTACGACAATAGAGTGCATAAAAACTATACTGCACAGCCTAGAGATGAAGATCCTCCTCCAAGTGATGATGAGTTGAAGGATATGGCAAAGGATTACGGCTATGGCAAGAAGGAAGAGGCTATAGACTTCCCCAAGACAACAACGCGGGGAAAAGCAGCCAGAGCTACTGCTGCTGATACACTAAAAGATGTTAAGTCTAGAATGCAAACGTCTGGCCTAGCCAAGAAGCCTGGAGATGCAGCTAAGTTAACCAAACAATTCAGCAAGGAAAATTATAAGCAGCGTGAATCAACTAACCTGAAAGACCGGATGGTTGATGCTCTTGCTCAAAAATTAACTGAATCGCCAATGGAATTCAATTATCGAAGAGAAACTCCTGAAGAGAAAGCTGCAAATAAGAAAAGAGTCGAACAGCTTCGCCGCGAGGCAAGAGCGAAAAAGAAGCCTTCAGGAGAATCTGAGCCAGAGGCAGACGGAGGTGAGGGGACCAAACCAGGATCATACTTTACAAACCGCCATGGTGGAAGGACAGAAAACTAAGGATAAAACTATGAGTTCACTAACTAGAAATGATGAGGGAATTTTAACTAAAATGGCTGGGCAGGCTGAAAAGAATATAAAGTCTGGTGCTCAGTGGGCTGGAAAGCAAGCTAAAAAAGGTCTTGCCACTTTAGGTAAGAAAGCTGCTTACGGTGCTGGAAAGTTAGTTAAAAAGGGAATTGACGCATTTAAAAAAGGACCTACTCATACGGTAGGCGAATCAACTATGAACGTCTACGAAAGAATATTTAACATTTTATTAGAAGCCAGAGTTGATATGTTTATTCAGGATCGACTCGATGAGAGCAGAGTAGATGAGCTAAACAAAGCAACGATGAAACGAGCGTTGGCAAAAGGCAAAGACAGAGTTGAGGCAGCACATCGAGTTTCAGACACAGGGGGAGATTCCCGAATGGGATCAAAATCTGGGCCTACGACAAGCTCACAAGCTGCAAAAAGACCTCAACGTATGATGGCAAAGATCAAAGGGAGATTGAGCGGGGATAAAACCCAACAAGCGGCAGACCGAGCCAGAGCCCAACACACAGCCACTAGCACAGATCAAGCAGGTCGTGATGCTAGAATCCAACAACGAGGCATGGAAAGAAGGGCGACGGAAAAGATATCTAAGGTTAAATCATGAACATATACGAAAGAATACTTAACATTTTATTAGAAGCTAGAGTTGATATGTTTATACAGGATCGACTCGATGAAGCAAAACTTAAGGGCAAACAGGGAAAGCTGGATGTCAATAAGAATAAGAAGCTAGACGCTGAGGACTTTAAGCTGCTTAGATCGGGCAAGAGAGCCGATGAAGGAAATAAAGCCGTTAGAAGCTTTATGAAGTCCAAAGCAGGAGAGATGTCCTCAGGATCATCTAGCTTTACTGATCCAGCCATAAGAGCTAAGAAATTAGATCGGGCTGGTAAGCATAGAAAGGAAGGTAATAAGAAGGCTGCTAAGTTTGAGCTAGGACAAGCAAAGAAGTTAGATAAGCCACAGCTTCCCTGAAATACCTCTTTTTCTTAGACCAATATAGTCTATAATGATGCTCACCCCTAATCAGGTGAGCATTAATTATTTTATGGATCAATTAAATATTCAATTAAAAGTTTGTAGTAAGTGTAATTTAAGCTTACATATTGATAAATTTAGTAAGCATTCTGGCAAAGAAGATGGATTACAATATGCGTGTAAGAGTTGTAGGGCGGAATATGATAAACTGCGCCGTCAACGTATTAAAGAACGTAATAAAGGTATTGATAACCCACTAAACCTTGAATTTAAAGTTTGTTGCACATGTAAAGAAAGTTTACTCGTTATTAATTTTAGTAAGCATTCTGGCAATAAAGATGGATTACGAGATGAATGTAAGAGTTGTAGGGCGGAACATTATCAAGATAATAAACCTGAGATACTTGAACAGCAAAAAGAATATCGTAAAAATAACCCAGACAAGATTAAAGCCACAAGCAAAGCCAACCAAGAACGAAATAGAGCCATTAATCTAGAACGAGAAAAAACAACTTATTTTGAAGATATTAAAAATAACCCTAAGAGATGCTCAGATTGTAAACAAACTAAAACCTGTGCTGATTTTGGTAGGAGTATACCAACTAAGGATGGATTACATTCTACATGTAAAGATTGTAGCACTAAAGCCCGTATTGATCATATGGTAAACCGAGAAAAAGATGACCCTAATTTTAAGCTTGTAAACAAATTCAAGTGGGCATTCTCGATATCACTTAAACAAGGTGAAGTAATCCCTGGACTTAAAAAGCTAATGAAGAAGGCAGGTATAAAGTCCATTCAAGAATTAATGGGCGTAAAGACTATCCAGATAGCCAGAAAGATGTTGCTCAAGACTATCCCTCAAGGATATACAGAACAAGACTGGATAGATAAGTCACTCCATATTGACCATAGAGAGCCATTAAACTATTTCATAAGATTACATGGAGATAACTTAAAGTTAGCTTTAATACAAGCAAACCAAATAACTAACTTAAGATTAATAACAGCGAAAGATAACTTGAGAAAGAGTAATAGTTATGCTCTTATGCCAGACAATACTGAGTTAATATACGAAGACTGGGTAATGACTAAAGGTATTAAAATCAATGAATAATGTAGAGAGTAGTGGTATAATTAATGTATAGGATGGGATTGAAATGGATGATTATTCCACTCAATCCCACATAATACCACTTTTACCCATTAATTGAATAATATGCACTATAATGCATAATATTGATTGATAGTTTAAATTATAGGCTTTTTTAATATGATCATGCATTATAGTGCATAGTGATTAGAGGTCATAACAAGTCATTCAATGCTTTCAACTAAGCCCAAACTTTAAATCCAATCATAATCCAATCCAATAAAATACAATCCAAACCTTATAAAAGTCAAGGTTAGATATAATTTCTATGTTTCACACGGGAAAAAGCATACGATGATACCGGATTATCATTGGATAAATAAAAAAACCCCCTAAGAACTTAATCTTAAGGGGTCTATAAAAGTCAAGGTTAAAGATTGGTGGCAGGAGAGGGTTTCGCACCCTCATTTCCCATTTAACTGCTAAGGTATTGGCTGTTGTTATGACGGATATATGATGGGCGTATTACTTTATACGACCCTGCCTAAGAAAGTCAAGGTTCATTTAAGAGCAATGTGAGGAGATTACCAGAACCATAGTAAGCTCCATACTTATTATAGGTGGAATCGTTACTGGAACTATAAGATCCGATATAAGCTCCGATTGAATCATAAAGCTTCATATCTCCACCACCATTATTTACTACTCTACCAATAACTTTACCAAACTTATCGCGCAAATCCATTATTTTAATTCCTTAGAAAAGTCAAGGTTATCAGATGTTGTAAATCCAATCTTTAGGATTATCGGGATTGGATTTAATGTTAATTTCAAATCCAAAGCTTTCATCCTCAGATACCACCCCTGCAAAAGTCAAGCCCTTATCCCAGGCCCAATTTCCAAGGGCGTATTTAATATCATGTTCGAATGTCTTTCCAGGGGGTAATTGGAGAGGTTTATCTTGCTTATATTCCCCGTCATAGGGAATCCACTGCTGATCCCAGTTAATTTGAGTCATGTTTAAAAGTCAAGGTTTAAGGTGAAATATAGGATAGAATTTTTTTGTTCTATCCTATATAAGTATTGGCACCCTCGATTGGATTTGCACCAATAGGGGCAGATTAGAAATCTGCTCGTTTATCTAATTAACGGACGAGGGCTTATTATTATGAAAACATGCTCTAAGTGTAACCTATCTAAAGACTTATCTGAATTTTATTCAAGAGGACCGAATAGAAAAGACTCACAAAGCTATTGTAAGCCATGCCTGCACTCAGTTCAAATGAAAAGATGGAAAGCTGTAAAAGTCAAGGCTATAGAATACAAAGGTAACTGTTGCTCTGATTGCAAAGTTAAATTTGATCGCCCTGAAGTTTATCAGTTCCACCATTTAAATCCTGAAGAGAAGGATGTAGATTGGGGTAAACTTAGGCTACGTTGTTGGGAAAAGATTATCAAAGAACTAGACAAGTGTGTCCTATTATGCGCTAATTGCCACATAATAAGGCACTCTAAACCTATCGAAGACTACTAAATGGTGGACGGAGTGGGAATCGAACCCACGACCTGAGGTATATAAGACCCCTGCTGCTAACCGCTGAGCTATCCGTCCGTATTGGTAGCTCTCTTGGGATTCGAACCCAAACCTTGAGGCATTTTAAGTGCCTTGCCTCTGCCGTTGGGCTAGAGAGCCGTGATATCCATTATAGGACATGGGTGAGGAAAGTCAAGCCCCTAGGAGCCTTTTTGCAGTGGTGTAGTTAATGTGGACATCCTTATCGAAGACGAACTTAACTTGGAACCTCTCACTTTCCGCGAAGAGAGATTCGATAGCACCGTAAGTAGGATCGAAGCAGATAGCCCTTAAGGTAGTCTTAACAGGATTATGGCTGGCATCGTGTTGCCATTCGAATGCAAGATAAAGGCCGCCATGGTATTCAAACCATGACATGAGGGGAATCGTGGCCTGAGTAAGAGGCTTGGTGAAAGTTCTATCCGAGTTGTTTACGGTAACCATGACGGTATCCTAGAGTATGGTGTAGGAAAAGTCAAGCCTCAGTTTTCCATGTCGATCAGAATGCCGATTGGAAGATTATGTAACCTTTCCATTACGATCTTAACTTGATCGTAAATCTCGTTACGATAAACTTTCAGTGCTTCTTCGCAAATATTGGAAAGCTTTTCGGTGGTGATCAGTGTAAAGTTAGCGTCACCAAAGGTGCAATCGGTAGCCTCTACAAACCAGTCGAAAGCTTCTTCGCAGCCCCAGAAGACTTCACTGGCGGAAACACAGGCGATGGCATGGATCTTCATGTGGGTATCCTAGTATGTGGGGTTGGAAAAGTCAAGCCTAATGGTAGGACCGGAAGGGATCGAACCTTCGACCGATAGATTAAAAGTCTACTGCTCTACCAACTGAGCTACGGTCCCGTGAAAAGTCAAGCCTAAGATTTCACTCCGAGTTGAAGGCTCGTTCGTGCCCAGGCTCAACTAGGCTATGATAGTGTCAGCGGACGAAAAGTCAAACACTCAATCGCACCCATTACAGCTTGGTATTTCTGATGGGCTCGGATGCAGTTCTTGCAAGTTGTGTTCTCAATCTTGCGGGTTGTGTTCCCCCTGATCCGAGCATGACAGAACGTCAAGCCTAACCTGGGGGAAACTAGGTGGATTTTAAACTTAATCCGCATGGCGGGTCTTCGCTTGCTCGGGCATCACAAGGTGGTCCTGGGCTGGATCGACAAGGATCACGCGGTAGCTGTCCCCTGCGAAGCACTCGGAATCGCTCTCAATGTAGCCCTTCACTTCCCGAAGGAAGCTAATCGCATCCTCTGAGTCGATCATCTCTGCAATGTCCTGCGCTTCGGGCTTAATGTCCGCTTCGATCCAAGCGGTGTAGTAGGTGCGCTGGTCGAAGTAACCTTCGACGCAGTAGAGCTTACGGGGAGTCGTCGGTTCGTTGGGTTCAGATTGCATTGGGGTTCTCCAAAAGGTCCTGAATGACGGCGCACGGCTCGATGCCGAGGTCCTTCTCGATCTTGGCTACCTTCTTACACTCTTCGCGGATCGCTTGCAAGGTCGCAATCGGATCCGAGGTGCAAATCGACGACATGATCAGGCACGTATCGACGATGCGCAATAGGGCGAAGACTTCCGAGGTCGGGTTAGCTTTCATGCGGTGGATTCTAGCAAGTTGGAAGGGGGGATGCAAGCGGGAATCTTAGAAAATATTTTGGCACGCTTCTTGGGTGACCTGATGACGTAACCCCTTGTGAAATAAGAACTTAGCCGCTTCGCGGCTGCCGCGCCGCACGTAACCCCTTATATTTCAAGGGGTTACGTCATTCTCTCACGCAAGCGGCATGCCAACCAATCAGCCGAGTTGCAGATGAAGATTCTCCGCAGCCGCCCAAAGTTCCGTATTGTAGTTGACATCGTGCGCGATATTGGTAACGGCACGGCTCATGCGGCGCATCCCGTTGAAGCGGATTCCGCCCTGCGTGATATTTTCCTGAATACGATTGAAAGTGAGCCAGAGGCTGTCCCCGTTATCTGCGGCACGACGGGCCACGTTGAGCGAAAGCGGATCGACCGGGGAATCTGAGCCGAACCGGATATTGCGAGCAGCCGTCGCAAGTTCCAACGTCTGCTCTTCGTTGAGCGTGACGCTTGCCCATTGGTCCGCAGTCTCGACGAGACGTTCCGAGCGCACAAAGAAGTCTTCGGTGAGAATGTCCGCAGCTTCCTTTGCCGAGCGATTGTGCAGGAACGTCTGAGCCATAAACTCACCCGTCGCGGCCATTAAGCCGTTGGAGCAGATCATGCGGAACATGCCGAACAAGAACGCCACGCGGCTAGTGCCGTTGTGGGAGTTGACGAACGAGATCTGCGGGATGACCGAACCGAGGTCCGGGCGTTGTGCGCCGTGATCCTTGTGACGCAGCGTCACGAAGTGCTTCACGTGCTCGGGCGTAGACTTGCGCGTGTTCACCTGACGGGCGTTCACGACAAGCCAACCACGGGCATCGAGGGCGTCCAAGTATTCCTTGGTGCTCACGAACTTGTAACGCTCGCTCCGCGATTCGTGCGGGGCGGTGGCAAAGAGGGAGGGGACGGAGGATTGGAGATCGGAGAAGTTGCTCATGGGGTAGATTCTAGCAAGTTGTCGGATGGATTCTAGCGGTAAGTGCAGAAAACTTTTGGCACGAAGTTTGGGTGCGCAGATGACGTAAACACTTGGGAAATAAGAACTTAGCCGCTTCGCGGCGGCCACGTTGTAACTTTTACAACGGGCTCAATCGTCCTCGAAGCAGTCGCTGAACATCTCGTCCCACTCCTCAGGCGTAATGCCCGACATGAGGAACTCACGGTCAGCAGGCGAGAGCATAGGGAAAGCATTCTGGATCAGTTCGCCACGCTTCCAGGCTTGCATTGCCAGGGCGTAGGCTTCGACCGACATCGGAATCTCCCTAGTGTGCTGCTTACCAGAGATCGAAGAGGTGCGAACGATTGCGATGGTGCTCATGGGATTGGATTCTAGCAAGGTTTGAATCGGATGCAAGCTCAGAGTTGAGCTTCGCGCTCTTCCTGGCTCTTGTCCATCAGCCAGTCGAGAATGACGCGGATGCAGTATACTTCGTTGATCACGATGCTATCGTTCTGCGCCTGCTTACGGATCCACGCCTCAACGTCGGGGAGGTCGATCTTGCGCAGGAAGGCTTCAACGATCAGCGAGTCGATTTCGTTCGTGTTCATGCTGTAGATTCTAGGAACTTGTGCGCTAGATTCAAGCGGGAATCTAGGAAAACTTGTCGATGACGTAAACCCTTGTAGAATAAGAAGTTAGCCGCTTCGCGGCTGCCCGCCGGGCATAAGTCCTTATATTTCAAGGACTTACGGCTGCATGGCCTCGTATGCCTGACGCGAGCCAACTCGCTTGCCGTCAATGCCCTTGCTAATCTGACGGCGGATATTGCGATATGCCGTCAGCAGTTCATTGGCGATTTGCATTTCATTGCGCGCATAGTAATATTTAAATGCGACGCAAAGGTCCAATGAGATATTGTGAAGGTAAGTGTCCATTGGGATTGATGGCTTCATTGCAGGATGTCCTTGTAGAGTATGAAGTTAGCGATGATTAGGATGATTAGAAGAGCGGGGAACCATATCCGCTCAAGCTGTAGCGGCTTTCGCATTGCGTCGGGCCTTATTGAGTTTGTCGTGGTCTTGAAATGAGATTGTGCGACTGACTGACCAGCAAAGGCCACACGAAAGGCAGCTATCGGTTGCGCCCGTTTGCTCTGGGCACGCGATAGCATTGGAGACTGTGCCTTCCTCGCTTGCATAGATAAGCTCGGGGCTTTGGCGGTCGTGGGCTTCATTGCGAGATTGACGAATCCAAAAGCGGTCGCCATACATGACGCGGACACGGTGCAGCATTGTCCAGATGGGATCGAAGCCGTGTCGAGCAGTATACCCGAAAACGTGCAGGTTGCTATGCTGTGCCAGCATTGCGAACCATAGGCCGACATATTGGACCGAGTAGAAGTCCCCCAAGATATGAAGGCGAATCACGAAGCCGTAGGGATAGAAGCGGGCGAGGGTGGCGATCTCCTGCTCTAGCTTTGCTTCGAACTCGGGGCTAGGTTGCCAACGATGAGCGAAGGCCATGCCGTTGCCGTAGCATTCTTCCCACCGCAGGCAATCGGGTGGGCAAGTGCTGCGCTCGGGAAGCGTGAGCGTGAAGAGAGGCATTCCACGCCATGCGCCCTTATGAATGATGCTGTGGCCCTTGCCTAGCTTTGCATTGTCCGCCGCAGGCTTCAGCAATACGCTGTTGGGCGTAACTTGGCGGATCGCGCCGAGGTGAATGGTGCGGGCTTCGGTCAGAGCGGGATGCGAAGGCTTGAGCTTCATGTGGTAGATTCTAGGAAGTGGCGCGCTAGATTCAAGCCGAAAAGCAAGAAAACTTTTGGCACGAAGTTTGGGTGCGCAGATGACGTAAACCCTTGCAAAATAAGAAGTTAGCCGCTGCGCGGCAGCGCGGTTGTAGATTTTACAACCGCTCAGGCATTAGCCCACACCCAGGCACTAGGGCCAGCCATCACAAGCTGCACCACATTCGCTCGGGCGATAGGGTAGCCGTGATGATCGACCCATGTATCGTTTTGGTAAGGGTTAAAGAAAATCCCATGCTGTTTGCAAGAAAGTTCTTGCTGATTCTCGGGCGAGAAGGTAGTGCCCTCGATCCAAGCGACTACTGCCTTGCGACGCCTCGACCGAATGCGCGAGATACCGGAGAGGCTGGCATGCATCGTGCAATCCTTCAGGCTAATCTCCTGAACGTGCCCGATTACCTTGCGCGTGGCCTTATCACGCACCGAGAAGCAGTTCTTCCGAATGTTCCGATAGACTTGGACGCGAATGTCGTTGTTCATGTTAGTTCATCCCTACTTCGTAGCCACGCGAATCGTAGCAGCCAGTTTCAAGCTCGATGTCCAACTTGAGCCCAATCGAATCTGCCATAGCATGAGCGTCGATTAAGAACAGCACAACCTGAGCCATGGTTTCGAAGTATTGGTAGGTCGTAGCGTTTTGCGACTTGATCTTCAGTCGGTAGCTCGTCGGGTTCATGGTGTAGATTCTAGCAACTTATCGGACGGGTTCAAGCGTGAATCTAGGAAAACTTTTAGATGACGTAAACCCTTGTAGAATAAGAACTTAGCCGCTGCGCGGCAGCGGCATTGTAAGTTTTACACCTTACAAGCCTTTTCGTAGCAATGTTTACAAAGGCTGGCGAACCTCTGCCCATACGCTCCGCAACACTTGCAGCTACCCTCTGAGATCTTGGGCAAGTATCCAGCGAGCGCAGATTGGCCCACCCAATACTTCTTGGCGTATTCCTTTGGGGTCACTTGTCATTCTCCTTGAACTTTTCAGCAATACGCTTGAAAGTTCCCTGCAAGATCGCTTCGGCATTGTCCAGGGATTTACGGGCAAACTCCAACTCTGCTTCGATCTCGTCAAACTCACGGGAAAGGACCCCGAACAACTCCATGGCGGTCATCTTCGCCGTGCTAATGTTATCGAAGATCGAGAAGAAATCCTTGCTGTAAAGGATCTTACGCTCAAAGAACAAACGAGTAACGTATTGAAAGCTTTGCATGGTTTGGATTCTAGCTAGTTCTCACTTGGATGCAAGAGCCTTTTCGACCTTGCGCCAGTATTTTACAGTCGCACTCTTGGTGTGCCCACGCGGACCGCCATTGTGGATTCGGGCGAGCTTCTCGTAGTCCTTGTTCTTGAGAGCTTGCTTCCCGTATCGGTGCAGGTAGGCCATAACAATGCGCTCGGCATATGCCTTGCCCTTGCAGTCTGCATACTCGCCCCCGATGGCTGGGGCATGGGCCACTGCGTCCGTGTGGTAGATCTCCCAAATCTGCATACGCCCAATGGCCTTACCCCCATCCCCCACCGCATCGTCCTTGCCCCCGCTCTCCACCTGGGCCAGGGCATCGAGGAACGCCCTATGCTCAACCCTCAGCGCATCGAGATCGGCCACCGTGAGGGCTTGGGCCATGGTGAAGGGGGCGAGGAGGAGGAGGGCGAGCATCGTGCGGATCATGGGGTGCATTCTAGCATGGCGCAATGGCATGTGCAAACATATTCCCACCGGAAAAAAACGCGTCGTAGGGTCCCATGTTGGCATGGGCTTCGCCCCATATACGAAGGACCTATCTTATAATATCTAATAAAAAGTTAATAAACTTAAAGGGTCCCATCCAGCCTTAAAAGAACCCGTTTAAAAAATCTAAAAAAATTGCAACCTAACTGTAATCCTTAACTTTCTTACAAACCTAATCGATCTTCTATTTTCTTTTTAAGTCTATCTCTAATTTTATTAGCTTTTTCTGTATCTAAAACAAGGTAAGATACAACGGAATAATATTTTCTACCTCTATCTTCCTCATCAAGATCTTTATCAAATAACTGATTTTTTAGTATACAAATGTCTTGAGCATCTTTCTTATACTCAAACAGAAAAGATGGTCCGTCTCCAATCATTTCTACTGCATATATTACTTTTATCATTTGTAGATAGCAAGTCTAGACATAAGAATTGTTAAAGCAAGCTGTTTGCCACTCTTATAACCTTCTGCAAACTGTTCTCCTCTTGGAGGATTTCCAAGTTCTGGCATCTCTCCAGTTCTTTCAATTTCCAGTTGTCTAATTAAATATTCAAGTTCTTCTCTAATAGAGTTTTTGAGATGAAAATGCTCAAGAATTGGATCTTCCATGATGTTTGTAAGTTTTACACTTTTAAATGAACTTATTTGATGTCACTAAAATACTTAACTGCGATGTAAGTTCCGATGTAGGATCCGAGGATAATTGGAACTAGGTAAAGGTAGTTCCCAAGGTATGCGATGGTTGAGAAGCTACCAATCAGATAGAGTGCGACCGCTGCGTTGGAAGCCATGAATGCTTTCTTCTTGCTTACAAATATGTAATATATTGCATAAATGAAATCATATGCAATAAATCCAAAGAAGAGGAGTATTGCAATCTCCCAGTGGAACTCACCGTTATTTAAATTCATGGTATAGTCTCATCCAAGTGCTTAGTTAAGGCTTTAAAAGCTTCTTCTTGGAGTGGGCGCATGAACTCAGTTAGCTCAGACAATATGTCAAAGCTGTAAGATGAGCCTGATCTTAGATCGTCTTCGAAGATCCAATCCCAAGTGTCGCAGTATATGCTTCCAAAACGCTTGTTGTTTGGCACGAAGTATACGGCATAGAATGCACCTAAGCCTGATCCAAACTCTACCTCAAATCTTAGTAACTTGTTCATTATCAGACTCCTGATGAGTTCTTAGCTGAGAATACGAAGTCGTTATGTTCGTCTGACCAAGCTAACTCTACAAGGCCCTTCTTAACTAATTCGTTAAGGTTTTCACCAACCAGGAAGTCGCTAAACTTCTCGATTAAGTTAACGCTCATGTTGTAGGTTCCATCTGGGTTAGGCTTCTGGAACTTCTGCCACATCTCGATCAGGTAGTCTACTTCACAAGCCTGAAAGAAGTCCGAGACACCCCGCATGCGATCCATGATAACTTCGAAGTTATCGGTCGTGAAGGAGTATTCTAGGTTATCTTCGAAATCGTTGTCAGAGTATTCGTTAAAGTTATCGCTCATAGTTAGTTTGGGTAAAGGCTGTCAAATCCTTATGCAGATAATAGACTGACTCCCGCAACAAATCAAGCTCTTCTTGCATCTGCCACATCTTTTTGTGAGCCTTGATTAAGTTTTCAGCGGTGACGGCAACCCGATTACCTTCGATCTCAACGTATTCTTTAACTTTAGTCATACCGTAAACTTATTAAATTGTGATTTAAAGTTAGCTACGTGCTTTTCCATCTCAAACTTAAGTCGTGCGATGGTGTCCTCTAAACGATCCACTTCTTCCTCCATCCTCATGGTGATGCGATAGACTCGGAAGTAATCGTAAGCCAAAAGAAAAAATAAAGTTACTAACGCTGAAATGATGATTTCTAACATATATATTTGTAGGAGGATTACTTATGTTAATTAAACTACAGTTCGGTTTGCGTCCTGTCACTCACTGCTCGTCAGGGTGTTGACTACTTTCCAACCATTTTATCGTAAAGTAGCAGGTGGAGTATCCAAGCGGATGCGCTGCCTGCAAACCCGTCAGCGAACAAGCTGGCAAGGCTCGTAGGTTGCATGGTGTAATAGTGGATCAAGCCAAGCCCTGCAAGAGAAAAACTGACTCCGAGCCAAAATCCTACACAAAGTGGGCAGGATAGTAACTTTTCAAGGAACTTCGACTTGGAAGAAATCCAGGTCCGAGGTCTGGCTAGCAAAGCTGAGTAAACTATACCGTTAGCTCCGCCGTAGCAAGCTAAGATAAAAGTTAATAAAAATCCTAAGTCCATCATGAGCACCTCGTAGGTAATCTAAACAATTTTCTAAACTCCTTGCGGTTTTCATCCCAGGTAGGACGCATCAAACCATCGGAGTAGTGAGTTAGTATTATAGGCACGGTCTTGTTGGTAAATCCCTTTTCGTAGGCAGTCATCGTGTAGAAAATGTCGTAGAAGTCCCATCCGTTCGGGAACTCTTTGGGCTTACCTAGACCACCAATCTTATCTATGGTTCTCTTCTTAGCTGCTAGGAACAAGCCATCCAAGACTACGACGTTACCTTGATGCCCGAAGTAGTTAGGATTTAAACGGTTAACGTCAGAACCCTGGAACACGAAGCCACGATGGAAGCCTTGTTGACGAAGGTGAGGATCCCACCACATCGCATTTGTTCCCAGGAGTGTAGTTCCTACTGGGCCAACGAACCCTACACTGTCCGAAGCTAAACTATCGGTTAAGGTTTTAACAAACTGATCTCTGTCGCTAAAGATTTGAATGTCATCATGGCATAAAATGATTATGTCATCATCTTGAGCATTTAAAGACTTAAGTGTTTCAGCATAACCTTGAAACACTCCTTCTTGATCATAAGCTACTCTACATTCTATATTACTATCTTTAAAATACTTAAGTAGATTATTAAAGTTAATAGGTTGCTTATCTTTACGACTACATATAATAGAATATATCATATAGATGGATAATAGATGACCGAAGATAAAATTAAGAAAAAACTCGAAAAAGAGTTCAGAAAGTGCAAGGAAGATCCAGTTTACTTCATTTCTAACTTTATTAAGGTAGTTCACCCTATCTTTGGTTTGGTTAACTTTGATCTGTATCCTTTCCAACAAAAGTTAATACAAGAGTTTAAAACTAACAGATTCTCGATCCTTAGAAAGTTTAGACAGGCTGGCTGCACTACTCTAGTCGCTGCTTACGCACTTTGGAAGTGTATTTTTAATTCTCACTACAAAGTTGTAATTCTTTCAAAAGATGATGATGCATCAATGGAAGTGCTTTCTAGGATGAAGACTGCCTATGATGAGCTACCAGACTGGTTGAAGCCACCATTACTTAAAGATTCAGCACACGCACTTAAGTTTAACAATGGGTCTGAAATTAGGTCTAAGTCTTCATCCAAACAATCAGGACGTTCCGTTGCAGGTTCGTTACTGATTTTGGACGAAGCTGCGTTCATTGAAAATATAGATACGATTTGGGCTGCTGCATTCCCAATTATTTCAACAGGTGGTTCAGTTATTGCACTGTCTACCGTTAATGGTATTGGTAATTGGTTCCACAGACAATATAACGAAGCTAGGGCTGGAGAGAACTCTTTTAAAGCAATCGACATCAACTGGAAAGACCATCCTCAATATCACCGTCATCCAGGCTATGAACCGATGTATGAGAAGCTACTTAAGCAAGATCCTCCAATTGATATTGATAAGTGGGAGCAAACTACCAGAGGAGCTATCAGTTATAAAGAATGGCTTCAGGAATATGAAGCTGAGTTCTTGGGAACTGGTGACACCTTTGTTGACGGAGAAATATTAAAGCAATTAAAGCAACAGGTTAACCAAGAATATGGGACTAAATATAATAACCGTATGCGGGTTTGGGGTGATATTCATCCTCACCATGATTATGTTGTGGGTGTGGACACTTCTATCGGACGAGGATTAGACTCATCAGTCGCCCAAGTAATAGATTTGTATACAGGCGAGCAGGTAGCTGAGTTTAAATCTAATAAGACACCAATTAATGAGTTCGCTACCATCTTAGCTCAGATCGGTAGGGAGTATAACACTGCGTATATTATCCCAGAGCGAAACTTAATTGGGCACAACTTAATTTATCAACTGAAGGAAGTTGAGCAGTATGATAACTTGTTTTTAGACGAAAAGCATGAGATTGGTGTCCAGATGGCTGACGCTAACCGCAGGCAAATGCTGGTTGCGGTGGATGAGGCAATAAGATTAAATAAAATTAAACTGAACTCTGAGCGCACAGTTGATGAACTTTTAACTTTTATTATCGACGAGGTGGGTAGATATAAGGCAGACACTAATTGCCATGACGATTTAATTATGGGTTTAGCGTTGGCAGTTTTTGGATTTAATGAGATAAGAGCTAATACGCCTATGATACAACATAGGCCAAATGACGATAATAAATTTATTACGCCATTCTCTAAGGCTAAATATATGATAAGAACCCCCGGTGGATTAATAGAAGAAGAAGATCTTAAATGGCTACTAAGTTAAACGAAGGTTACACACAATTCAACCCAAGCAGAGGCAGCATATCAAGCTGGTTCGGATCTTGGTATTACCCAGTCGGCAGAACAGGTAAGTTCTTTGCCAAGTTTCTTAGTGGTAGAAACGAGCCATTAGTTCCTCAAGATGGCACTGTTCAGCAGCAGATAGTCCCACCCGAGCCACACCCATTAGCTGGTGATACTTTATTAAGAAACACTCCGCTAGGATCCATAAGTCCATTTAAGACTACACAAATGGTTCCTGTTAACGAGGAGGAACTAGAACGTAAGCGTAGATATCAAGAGTTTGAGGATATGGATGACTACCCTGAAATAGGGGCAGCTTTTGATATTTATGCAGATGATTCAACTCAAACTAACTTAGATGACACCCACTGGCAGGTTGAATCCGATGATCCATTGATAAAAGATGAAGTTGAGACTTTATTTAAAGACATCAACCTTGAAAATTTTATCTGGGATATAGCCAGAAACACTGTTAAATACGGTGATTGTTTTATTGAGTTAGTTGTTGATATTGACGAGATTAAGAAGGGCATCCAGAAGATAAAAGTCCTTGATCCTAATTATCTTTATCGTATAGAAAATCAACACGGTATTCTAACAGACTTCTTACAGGAAATACCACTACAAACAGATAACACTATGTTTGGTAAGGTTGGATCTACTACTGGGCAAAAATTAATAGTCCCATTAGATAAGAATCAGATCGTTCACTTCAGAATGTTTAGCTCTGATCCAACTTATTACCCATATGGAAAGAGCATTGCGGCTGCTGCAAGATCCATCTATAAATCACTTAAGATGATGGAAGACGCGATGTTAATTTATCGCCTCTCACGCGCACCCGAGAGAAGAATATTCTATGTTGACGTAGGTAACTTGCCAGCTTCAAAGGCGGAGATGTATCTTGAAGCTCAGAAGTCTAAGTTTAAGAAAGAGAAGTATTTTAACAGGACAACCGGAGAGATTGACGCTAGATTTAATCCATTAGCGCAAGATGAAGACTTCTTCGTAGCTGTAAATGGTAAGGGGAGCGGAACTAAGATTGATACACTTAAGGGTGCTGAGAATCTTGGTGAAGTAGATGACGTTAAATACTTTAGAGATAAGTTGCTAGCCACACTTAAGATTCCAAAGGACTACATTGTAGAGAAGGATCAAAGCCCAGAAAGAAAGGCTAACCTTAGCCAGTTAGATGTTAAGTTTGCAAGAGTTATCCTTAGAGTCCAGCAGTGTGTTCAGATTGGTTTAGAGACAATAGCTAAGAGACATCTTTTAGTTCGTGGTTTCCCAGCCTTTGCTGTATCCAAACTTAAAATTAAGTTGCCCGAGCCTTCAGATATGTCGGCTAAGAGACAGCTTGATATTGATGAGCAAAAAGCTAGAGTTGTCCAAGCGGTGAAGGGTTTGAATATATTCCCACTAGAATACCTTTATAAGAATTATTATCAGCTTAACGACGATGAAATTAAGGATATTAAGGACAAACTTGAGGAGCAATCACAAGACCCAATCATGGGTGCTGTAGCGGCTGGAATGCCCCCAGGACAGCCTATGATGCCGGGGGCTCCAGGTGGCGCACCAGGAATGGGAGCCCCTCCAGGCGCAGGCCCAGGGCCCATGGAAGCAGGCGGACAGGAGGGAGCAGAAAACACCCCTCCCACAGCTATGGAAGAAGTAGATTATTCCGAACTTAAGAAATTAATGCTTTCGGAGGGACTGAGCGAAGAGGCAATTAAAATTGTTGAAGAAATGTCTCTAGATAGCAAATTAAATAAAATTTAAGTATTAAAAATACCTAAATAGTTTTGATAAGGTTATATTCATGTTAACTAACATTTTCGAGTCGCGTAACAAAACTTTCCTAAACCTAGTAAAACTGGGTGATTATCTCGGTAGATCACTGAGAGAGAGCGTAGAACTATTCTCAGTTGATGGGGATACGGTAATTTATCTCACGGAGTCAAAATACGTTATCCGTGGAAATTATAAGTCTGCCCCACTATCCTTAACTGAAATTGAAGTAGATTACGCTTCAATATTTGAGGATAAGAATATTTATAACAAGTTAGTTGATAAGAAGATATCAAGCTTATTGGCAGATTTGTTGGAGAATGATTTATCAGATGCCAAGAGCAGCTTCGATGGCGTCCTGGGTTTGTGGGAAAGCAAGCTACAGTTTGAGAAGGTTAATAGAAGATTAACTGACAAGGCTCAGAGGTTTGATGAGTCATTCGACATACTCTCAACTCCTCAATTTGGTAGACTAGAGGAAATGAAGGGTGAATTAGTTAAAGCCCTGAAGGAAAACAAAAACCTTGCCTTGTCTCCAGAGATTAGAAGCACGGTAAGACTAGCTTCGGTAATTTCAAAGTCATTTGATCTACCAAGAATTACAATCGAGCAATTAGCAGAGGATAGACAATATTCAATCCCTTCAACGCTAAACAGCACCCTCTACGATCATCTCTGCAAGCAAGAGATTATTGCTAAGGAACTGTTAGAGAGCAAGCAGAGCCTCGATACAATTTGGATTACAAACGAAAAGATTCA